TGTTTACGTTTTTCTTCCTTTTGTTTATATACTTCATCTAATTTTACTTTAATTCCTTTAAATTTATCCTCTGATTCAGCAGCTTGCTTTTTTAGCTGTGAAAGTTGCTCTTCATATTGTTGCTTTATAGCATCAAGATTTGGAGAGGCAGGTTGAGAAGGAGTCTCAGCCACGGGCTGTTCAGCAGGAGTCACAGACTCAGGCTGAATGACTTGTTCTTCAATCATAATTAGTCTGTTGTCTCAGTAGTTTTAGTGGTAGCAGCTTTAGGCTTTGTTGTTGTTTTAGAAGTTTTTACAACTGGATCTGAATCAGCTTCTCTCGGATGGTCAACAACTTCCCATTTATAACTCCCATCAGATTGCAAAACCTTATCAATAGATCCAGTCATAGTTTTAAAGCTGTTCTCTACAATATTAGCGCATTATTCTGATTTAACTTCTGATGCTGTAGGTAATACTTCTCCTTGAACAAGAATATCTCTAAATTCTTCTCGATCTATAACATTTTGATCAAACAATGAAGTTAACGCTGTTATATCTTGTCCAATTAATCTTTCAATATCAAAATCACGACTAATTTTTACTTCAGGAGGTTCTAAACCTACATATTGAGCAGATAAATTAAAAGCTTTTTGCAATTTTTGTTCTAATTCCATCGAAACCATTGACAACATAGAATTTGTATCAACACGATCTAATCTTCTTGCATCAGCACTTTCAGCTACAAATTTTTGTTGTGACAAAGTACTAATACCAAGAGTTGCCATTTGCATTTGTAATTCTGTTATTTCTGCTGATTGTGCTTCAAAAGCACTGCTAGCTGGCTCAACATAATAAACTTTATTTCCTGGTTGAGTTGCCATCGCATAGTTAACACTAATACTCATATCTTTTGTTTGATCATCCCAACCTTCTAATACCAGCATTGGTTGAGAAGCAACATGCAAACTATGAATTAAATCAGCTTGTCTTTGATAATGTGCAAGATTTAAATATGCAATATCTAGTAAAGGTGGTTTGCTTACTAAATTATCAACTTTACCTGAATAAATAGTAACTAAAGGAACTTCACCTAAACTAAATTCACCTGACTCTACTGTTTTATAATCTGTTTCATTAGAAGGTGCGCTGAAATTTCCAGCATAAGTTTCATCATGAACATCATATAACTCTTCAATCTCTTCTTTCTTTCTAAATACACGATACCTACCAGGCTCAATAACTCTTACCTGTTCATAAATTTTTTCTCCAAATTCACCATGAGGTAAAACAGCCTTTTCACCAATTCTTACTTGAATTAAATTTCCATAATTTGATTCTCTATCAAGTCTCCAACCATATAAATTTGTAGGATCAACTTCAATCCAATAAGGTCTTCTATTCTGTAATCTTTCTTCTGCAAGACTTAAAGCTCCTGATGGAGCAGGATAATCAACAAGAATATGACTTTGACCATAAGTTAATGAACACATTAATAATCTCCTTGCATACTCATCTAAATCTGATTTACATCCATCAACATCCATTTTGAACATTTCTGTCCAATAAGGATCACCAAGTAACGTAATAGGTTTTCGTAAAACTAATCCTGCTGCTGCTCTTAATAATCTTTGTGTATAAGGAGAAAAAACAGACCTATTTACTCTTGATAAATAGGCTGTATAATCTTCTCTTGGTTCTATCGGTAAAAAAGCTTCGGAATTTTGTCTTAAATAATCCGTGCCTTCTGTTACTGCTTTCATAATTTCCCAGCCTTTCATCATATCCAAAACAGCTCTAGTCCTACCAAAAGGACTTCCAACTCCTGCTGCTTTAGTAGAAGTGGTAATGCTTGTTCTGATTGGGCCAGGAATGGCGTATGTCACAAATCTTTCCTTTAATAAATGACCCTAACTTAAGCAGCAGATGTAATTGCTCCAGAAGTTTGAAAACTAACAGAAACAGTTTGAAGATCACCTATAGCAGTACTAAAATCAGCACTTGTAACAATTCCAGTAAAACTCATTTTTTTAGCACCTGAAGTATCTAAAAACAACTCAAATTGAGCATCTCCAGCATCTTCTGTTGTTAAAACATCACTTAACAAGTTTGCAGTTTCATTACTTGATGCTGCTGTATATAAAAAATCAACAGAACCAGTTCCAGTAATTAACGAGCCAACGTAACTACGTGACGTGGCACCGTGGACAGTGCAATCTAAAATATCCTTAGAAACACTAAGACTCCAACCAGTCGTAGAAACAACTGCTTCCGTAGTTCCTGATGAGTTTTTGAACTTAACGGAACCTTCTTCACCACGAAAGAAAGCCATGACTTAACACAAAAAAAGATTATAAGAACAGTTTAACTGTTAGTTTCCTTTTTTACAGCATTTCCTGTTCCTTTTTTATCTAAATACTGTTGACAACGTGGATCCCATAAAGCAGGATTTCTTTTTCCTTTTACAGCTTCAATTGCATCTAGTTGCTCAGTTGTTAAAGACATAGCGTTACCACTTAGTTTTGTTAGCCCAGTATGCTGCACTCATCTTACCCTTTGCAATATTTTTTGCATGCCTAGCTTTAAATGATTTTCTTCTAGCTTTATCTTTATCACTTTGTGGATTCTTACCTGCACCACTAACACCTTGTTGACCAAAACGTATTAATTTAACTTTTTCACCTTCTTTTGCTAATACAGCATGAGATTTGGTGGGATGACCAGGTGTCCTTTTAGGTTTGTTATACCCACTAAATTTTTCTTTACCTCTTGTAACACTCATTTGCCTTTTTTACTCATAGCAAGTTTATGAGCCTGCGTAAAACTCATTCCCTCCCTCATTTTACGCTTCATAAAGTCCATATGCGCTTTTGTATGCCCATGAGTCTCTTGATGCTTCTTTAATGTGTTCTTTTGACGAGTTGTTAACATCATTTTGTTTTCTTGCGAGTTGTTTTACGCTTATGTTGATAGCTTATCTTTTTACTACCTGTTTTTTCACGTTTAAATCTTGATTTTTCACTTGAAGACATTTCTCCAGTAGTCTTAGGTGTCTTACTTGATACACGTTTACTAGGTCTGCAAGCAGGATAAGCTCTATCTTCACCTTTTTGACGGCCACAAGGCTTTCCAGTCTTTACATCAACCCACTTTTCATCAAACCAACGACCTAAACCGCCTCTACTTTTAGTTTTTGGCTTACTTTTTCTTTTTTGTGGCACCCTTTTTCTCCGTTCCTACACGATAAGTACCGCCACGTTTCTTATATTCCCTTACTAACCATGCATTTGCATAAGCAGAAGGGTATACAGCAAACTTTTTCTTTGCAGCAGCTTTTACTCTTGCATAAAGAGCTTTATTAACAGGAATGTTGGCCACGTTTCATCCCCTTTTTCTTCTTCTTTTTCTTACCTTTGGGTTTCATTGTTCCGTAAGCCATAGGCAAAAATCTCTCTTAATAGATTCTATAGCCAGTCTGCCCTAAAGTCTCTGGTTTTGCCAAATTGAACTGTTGTAAACATAAATAACCGAAAGCATCAAAAGCATGATCAACACCAAGGTTTTTATTAGGTAATCCTGTATTCGGTGCATAAGTCAACGTCCTTAAAGACTTTATTAACTGTTTACATCTTGGGTGAATATACGTCCTCCTATCTCCACTCGCATCTAATAAAGCCGTATTAACAGCAGTAATTTTATCCCTGATTTTCCACGGTGCTTTTGGACTTGAAACATTAAATCCACTCCTCCTTAAAATACTATGATCAGTCGCACCAACTCCGCTAGTTTTTCTCGCTCCACCTGTAGGGTCAGGACATGCTATTACTCTGCGATCCACCCCATATCTGCGAGTGACTTCTTCTGCAAAGTCCCATGTGGTTGCCCCACCTGTGAGCATGATTTCGTCAAACACATACAAATTCTCCCCATCCCTTACCGCACATATTCCTGACATCGGATCTACGTTAAAGTCAACTCCTAAAAGTATTGGCATTACATTAATATCCTTTGCATCAGTCGAAATATTTGCATCACCAAAACTAACAGCAACTAATCCAGTTAAATTCTCAAAACTTGCTTCAAATTCTTGCCTAAATGTTCTCCCATCTAACTGCGCCCTAGCTGCTTCAACCTCCTCTTCTGGTACATTCCCCCCCTCAATTGTCGTATAACACCATCTCTGCCATTCCCCCGTAGGATCACTCGCCGTATAACACCATAAATCATAAAACCAACTCGCCGTCCCATCAGGTGTACTAATAAATAACGCCCACCCCTGTTTATCAGCTAACGCAGGTCTAATAACTTCAAACCATACCTCTGAATCCATAAATGCTGCTTCATCTAACACTACCCCCGATAAACTTCTTCCCCTCAATGCCATCGCATTCTCCGTTCCCTTTAACTCAATGCTTGATCCATTAACAAGGTCTAGTCTCAAATCTGTCTCATTTTTACTCGCTATCCATACCTTTGGCACCAACTTCTTCA